TACTGAAGCGTACGCTACTCGACGCTCTTGTCGAGCTTACCGTTCCCGTCTCTGTGAGACAATTTGGAAAGCGGTAGCTACTTGGAAATACCTCTACAACAGCGAGGCACCGAGATTCGAGCCTATCTCGGATAATTGTGTCGACCTTAGTAGGGAAACGAAATGCTATCTCCAGTCCTGTCCTTCTGCGGATCAGGACGCGGAATTTGCATGGAATTCAATCAAGAAGCTACAGCCGGCTTCATGCCGGTGTATGGAAGCTCCTTTGCTTTCATCCGTCGCTAACCATTTCCGGTCTCCACCTCCCTCCCTTCCACGTGGTTATATCGCATTTGCGCGTAAGATCGTTCGGCGCCTGTTCCCTCACGGGTGGGATTCCGGATCCTACGAATCATGTGTGCTTACAACCGACCCTCCTTTGTCAGCATGTTTGGAAAATCTCCGAAGTACTGGCGGGCTTCACGGTCTGGTTTCGAATCCAGATTCATTGCCAGGCAGCTTTCGACAGCAAGAGTTCCTGACGACTTGTTTGGACGGGGCAACCCGTCCATTAAGCGTCTCTTCGGCTCTTACTGTTGTTCAAAGTGCTGGTAAGCCACGCCCTCTTAGCAAGTTCTCGGCAGACGCGATTCACTTGAGACCGCTTCACAAAGCGATCTATGATAGACTGTCGCGCGAGGACTGGCTTTGCCGCGGAGATTTTACAACTGACGTTCTACAGCGCGCTGGTTTTTCATATGTTAAAGGCGAAGTCTTGACTTCGGGGGATTACAAGAGCGCCACTGACAACCTCTCGATAGAGGTTGCTGAGGCTATTCTTGACGAATTGCTGAAGTCCACGGTCTCTGTGCCGGGTTCGATGAAAGCATACGCCATGAGTATCTTGCGTCCCAAGTTGTTCAACATTGAGCACGATATAGAAGAATTTGTTCCTACGAGAGGTCAAATGATGGGTTCCTATTTATCTTTCCCTCTGCTTTGCTTGCAGAATAGAATCGCTTTCTTGTATGCAGGCGAGTCTGTTGGGATTGACAATTCGGAGTTTCCATGTTTGATCAATGGAGATGATATACTTTTCCGATCTGGCCCGCACTTCAGTGCGCGTTGGATGGATGTAGTAGGTTCACTCTCCCTTGAAGTTGAAAAAACTAAGACTTCCGTTTCACCGGAGTACGGTTCGCTTAATTCCACACTTTGCAAGCGCTTCGGCGCTTTCTATCGTGTGGTTGCGACTGTCCGTATGGGAATGTTACGGGAATCCGAGTCTTTGGACACTCTCTCGAAAGGTTTTGATGATTTTATTGCTGGGCTCAAGGGGTCATTGCGGTATCGCGCCGCCTTGGCCTGGTTTAGCTGGAACATAGGAAAGATTAGACCCTTAGGTCTGACAACGCATGACTTGGGCTTTAGAGGCCCTCTTGCGTACAGAGCGACGAAGAAGTTCGGTTTGCGGCTTGGCCCTAGTAATCGATTGATTCCGAGTCTGAAAATAGAGAATGGATTGGATCTTACTTGCGAGTATGTCGATCCTGAATTATTGGATGATGAAGAAAAGAAAGAGAATTTGGCCGAATTAGCCGCGTGGAAATGGGGGAAGGAAAATGAGATTTTCTCGAGGCGACGAGCCGCATTATGCTACCATCTAGCCATATCTTCCACTAGGATTGACGCACCTGATTTTAAGCCGTATCTTTACGGTGGCGAATCAGGCGTATTGTCCCGGGATGTGGGTGGCGCCAAAGTATTTATGCGGCCTGTTGCGCGAAAGGATCGTGGGTTTCCGCTTCTCATTCCGATGAGAGGTAAGTTACCTACGTACGAGGAGTTTCTCGCGGGAGAGGTAGACGTCGGCTCCGTCGAGCCATTGTCAACACTGGACAAGAAGAAGTGCGTCTAACGCCGTAGGGGACCCATCACGTTTTAGCCCTCACGCCCTGTACAAAGGGTCTTATCTGAATGACTCGCTCTTCAGGTCGGATCTATGGGTTTGAGGTGAGCGGTGACGTATTAAAGAATGGTTGAACTCGGCCGGTCACGTGAAATAAGCTCAGGGGGTGGAATAGAAATATCCATTATGCCTGACTCACTTCTTCTTGGTGAGGCGGTTTCGTTCCGCGGTTCCGAAAAGACAAAGGAATAGTGTTAAAGAAGGATGTAGGCGTGTGTAGGCACCCGAACCTTTGACAATGAGAC